ACATACACTTCCTCACCATCCAGATCAATATATGTATCTACAGTTATATTATCAGGTTCTACTACTTTTATTATAGTGTCATCAACAGCCACATCGTCCATCAACACAGTAAGAATCTGACCACTATAATTCTTAAGTGCTCTTCTTTCAGTGGAGTATGAAACATCTCTGTCTGGAACTGTACCGGAAAGATTTCCAGCAATAAATCCAACAGTAGACTTTGTGATGATATCGGCAGTAGCAGTGCTGATAGGACCGAATAGGTATGTCTTTGCACTGAATCTCAAAGTATAAATTAATGCTCTTCTTGTAGTAAAATCACCTTCATAATCATCTTTTGAAACAATGCTTTCAAGAATAACTGGTATATCTCTTTTTTCTCCTATTGTTTCCAATAAATTGATTGTCATATTATAAGATGGTTGAAAATAAGGAAGAATCTGCTCAACGATCTGGAGCATATCATCATTCAATTTTGTCATAATTGACAACTCAAAAGTCATATTATATGGTACTGGCATATATGCTTTTGATATAGATGTCTTATCAGCAGCTAATCCTTTTGTAAATCTTTGCGTAGTAGTGACTTTTCTTGAGGGATCATATTGCAATCCAATAAACTCAAATGACATCCTCGGCAAAGTAAGAGCAATAGATTTGTTTAAATCTGGAGATTGCTTAAGTCTGGCTAAGAATTTTTGAGTTGGACCATAAGCCAAAGGAACTCTAAGTTGAGATGTTACTACATCATCAGCATTGTCATGTTTTATTTTAATGTCATTAAATAGAGAACCAAAAGATATAATGGTTCGTCTAAAAATTTCGTGATAAAAATATTCAAACATTTTTTTAGAGTCCTCTTATATTTTATTTATCAAGGCATCCCAAAGGGATTTATTTCGCTAAAATCGATTATACTATCTGCTGCTACTTCTATTTCATCATTTACACCAAACCCACCAACAACAGTACCAGAACCAGTATCAGCACTAGTATAAGCTGAAGAGAATAACTCATAACTTGCGGAAGACGCTGTTCCAACAATTGTTTCTCCAACATCAAAATTGCCAGTATAATTTGAAACTTCTAATCTTCTTGTTGAATCTGTCCACTTAACAACTCTGGCAGTAACACCAGAAGTCTGTCCAGTTACTATTTCGTTGAATGAATAAGATCCTGATCCTGTAACTGGTGGATTAGCAAATGTGATTGTTGGTGGTGTAGTGTACCCAAGTCCAGAATTTGTAAGACGAATTTGACTAATTGTTCCCGCAGAACTAACAACCACTGTTGCTGCGGCGGATACAGTAGCAGAACCAGTAAAGGTTACTAGTGGTTTAGATGCCACTGTATATCCAGAACCACCATTAGTTATGGTAATAATACCAACTACACCATCACCAATTGTCGCTGTTCCAGCAGCACCTGCTCCACCTGTGGGTGGTGCAACAAATCTTACTCCAGGAGTTCCTGTATAACCCATACCTGGATTTAATATCTCAACACTTTGTACTGATTTGTTTGAAGGATCAACATTCAAATTACATGCAACAACACCACCAATCATAGTTGCTGTACCAATACCATTGACTCCTGTTGAAGGAGCAGATGATATTGCAACTCGTGGAGTAAGTGAATATCCACCACCACGATTAGTTACCGTAATAAATCTAATAGCACCATCAGCAACATATCCAGTATATGCTTCTGCTCCTGTACCAAGACCAACCATAGTCAATGTTCTAGAAGCAACCGTTCCCGCAACAATATCCTTAGTACCGCTACCTTCACCTTCTGAGTCTATATATCCGCCACCGCCACCATAACTACCGCTAGAACTATCTCCGGCAAGAACATCATCAATAACTCCAACACCTGTATCAATAACTTCATTCTCATATCTAAAGAGTTCACATTTTAATGTGTAAATATAATTCTTTTTAAGTTGGAAAAATGGTTGAGAATGTTCAACATATTTAATTTCAAATAATCTATCGCCTAAAGGAAAATAAATTAAATCACCTTCTGCAGGTCTGGTCATTATCTTAATACCATCTTGTCCATCTGAAAGTGGACTTATATATGATTCAAATCTATCTTTTGAAATTGTTAAAGTTACTTCATTAGTTGCCTGAATACCAAACTTTGATAGTAGTGTAGTTTGATCTCCATATCCTTCATAATTATTAAGATATGCTTCTATAGGATATGCATTATCAAATTTTGATGCTATAACTTCTTGTATTACTGTTTTCTCTGTTATATATTTTCTGGGCATATAATGTACTTCAACACCATACATCCTCAACTGTTCGTTGATTAAATCTTGTACTAAATTTTGCTCTCCAGGAGAACCTTGTAGGAAAAATGAATTTAATACCATTATCCTATCATATCAAGAGGTGGTAGTTCATAAGTATTGGACATTTTTTCCATGATGGAATCTAAATCTCTTTGAGCATCATCATACATTTGTCTTCCATTTAATTCAATTCCACCCGGAAGTTTTACTCCTTGGAATTTCATCATATTTTGACCCCACTGCTTCTTAATCAATGCAGTCAAATATGGTTTTATAAATGAATCATTCCATACTTTAGCATAATCATTTGGATCTAATGTTGCATAACAATCAATAATCAAATAATCATCAACGGTTAAAGTAGACCAATCAATATCAAGATAAAGTCTATCTTGTCTTTTATTAAATCTAATTTGCTTCTGTGTGGTTAATAAGAAATCCAAATCTTCAAGATATGTCTTAACCATAGCATAGGATAAGAGTTCAGTAGATCCCCAATAGTAGATNTCATTTAAGAATAACTGATACTTCACACTGAACATATTATTAGTCATGGTGTTACTTCCATCAAAATGGAATAACTTAGTAACTCCTATTACATTCGGTGGAATCTGTAAGAAATTGCTATTTTCTTCATAAGAAAATTGAGTAGTAGCAGAACCTACAATTGTAGCATCTGCAGTAACTGTAGATATTCCTATTTTACCATTACTTCCGCCATTTGCTCTTCCTCTATCAATATCATCTTTCGTTACTTGATACTTATAAAAAGTTTGATATACNCCATCAAAATGTCTTTCTTGAAAAAATTGGATAGCATCATCCATCAGATCATCAATTTGCTCATCCGCAACGTTGATCTCTAAAACTGGAGCACCCAATTTTCTTTTACAATAATCAACTAATTCTGTTCTGGTAGATGGTTGCGCCATTTACACACTTTCCTTTATTGATATTTAGACNGAACAAGCTGGTGTAATAAATCCTTAATTTCAGTGATCTCACCTTTTAAGTTAGCAAGATCTTCTTCCATACTTTGAGATTTTTGATCCGTTTCTTTGTTAGCATCACGTCTCGCAATATATTCATCATAAGCAGATTGATTGGTGTTTACAATGCTTTGCGTTTGAGGATCTCTCATCAAATTTGAGTGATCCTTTACTTTTACGTATTCCATAATTAAGCAAGTGCTATTACTCTTAAATCCTTAACTGAAGGAGCATATACTTGACTGGTTGAAGTTAATACAAATTTAATTCGATATGCTCTAAATGAAGGCAACTCTTTTGAACTAAATGTATATTCCGACCAAGCATCCGCCATAGAACCTTCAGAAGGAAGTGGAACATACACATCAGAACGACCACTGCTATCCTCAAGTTTGATCATCTCACCTCTATCATCTAGATTATCATATCCAGGGAAAGGTGTAAATACTGGATCAAAGTTATCCTTCTCACTTATTGCATAGAAAGCACGAATATCTGTATAGGTATTCATATTTGCATTTATCATAATTTGTAATGAAGTTGCAGAATTTTCAAGATTAATTTCTTTAGAAATATACTGCATTGCAGTCGGATCATTAGTTAAAGAATTTGCTCTCTTATCTGTAGCATAATTTTCAATTACACTATTAACTCTACTTGATGTTAAAATAGTATTAACTCTTTGAGTATCAATTACCGGAGATAATTTTGTATCAGAAGATTCTAATATAACACTCAATTGGAATGATTTACTACCAGGAAGAGCAGTTAATTTATTGTTCTGATTAACTTCGGAACAAATAATTCTAGGAGAATCAACATAATTTTGTTGATTTAATGTAATAGTTTCCCATCCTTTATCTACAAAAGGAATCTCATTTCCACTAATACTCTTTCCACTTACTGTCCTAATCATACCACTTAAGGTTGTTCCGGGGACAGTAACATTCTGGACCATTGGTGTAATAATTTCATAAGGCATATTTTGAGTTGCCTTAATATTTCTTCCGCCACCAGACTTAGTATTACTTATATAAAGTTTTGGCCATCCAGAAGAAGGAGTTCTATCAACACCACCAGTACTCATACCAACTTTAATATTATAAGAATCAAAATTGATCGCATCTGAAATTGTTACGTCACTTAATTCGTGCGTCTTGTTAATTCTCTTAAGTGAGATTCCATTCAATTCATACTTATAAACTGGTGTTCCTGTTGGATAATCTTTTGGAGTATTTCCTCTAGTAATTATTCCACCAATAGCATTTGAAGATGCTGTTGTGAATCCAATAATTTCATCACCGATACGCAAATAACCAGCATTTGTAGTACCAACACCAACATTTTCAAATGATTGGAAACTAGCAACCGACTCAACTGATAAAGGTCCATTATTAGTTGCAGCATATGGTGAAGTTAATTTCGTTGGTTTGAAGTCTGATTCAACACCAGATATTGTAACCAAATTATCTTCATGATACATTCCGTGATTTTTATGATTTACTTTTATATGTAATCCATCATTTACAACATAAAGATTATTAAATTGAACACCACCAACATCTGACATATTAGACATTGTTGAACCACTACCTGCCCAATTTAATGCTGTTGTTATTCCTGATCCATTAATAAATTGAACAGTAGATGCCGATCCAACAGAAATAAAGTTTCCTTGAACATTATTAATAATAAATTCATTAGTACTTCCAATTGATGTGACAGATAGTCGTAATGCAGTACCAACATTATTACTTCCAATAGTAGTTACGCCAAGAGTATCACCGATCAAATATCCAGATCCACCTGCTAAAATAGTTGCAAATCCAACTGTTCCATCAATTTTAACTTGAATATCAGCAGTTGCATTAGTACCATCTCCAGTAAGTGTTGTTAAATTAACTCCAGGATAAGTAAATGGACCAGTGTATCCAATTCCAACATTAATAACATTTAAAGTTCCTGTCGCACTACCAGCAGATCCAACATAATTACCAGTTGCATTATTTCCTGTCTGACTAATAATATTACCAACAGAAAGATCTGGATCATTAATTGGTGTGGAAAGTGCAACTCTTACTTTTCTTGAATTCATAGACAATGAATCATCCATCAATGTTGGAATTTGTCCATTTCCTTCACTTAATGCAGGATTATAAAACTCAACTNTACCTTTATCAACAAAATCTGCTCTATAAAGAACAAACTTCAAGTCTTCCCATTGACTGGGTTCCCAAGTAGAAGCATTCTGTGATTTAAAGAGTGAACCAAGATATGGTTGGTTTGAGATAAATGCATCAGTTAAGAGATCATTTTCACCAATTCTAGAAATATAAACGCTATACTTAGTAGAATTTGATGCTACACAAATAGCATATTCATCATTTCCGTCAAGATAAACAGGAGCATNAAATACAAATGGTGTCGCAACAGATCCATCTCCAGAAGTAGTAATATCATCTGGATTTAAAATAATTTCGGAGAATGGTAAAACCTTTTGTGTTGGTGTTCCCTCCTTCATTGTTCTAATCTGAAGAGTTACTGGAATATTATCATCATCCTTACTCCTAAAGAATATGTCACATCTTGTAATAAAGATACCACCTTCTTCATCAACTAAGAATGATTGCGCCAAAGGATCATAATATTGA